GCTTTTTCTTCTTAAAGAAGCCAAAGAAGCCACCGACTTCTTCAGCAATAGCTTGGACTTCCTTAACTGTCTTTTGAGCCTGGGCGACAGTGCCCTTGACCTCTTTGTAGAGTTCACAGCCTTTGCGAATAGCTGCGACACAGCCATTTGCCATTGCCAAAAGGGTGAGAGGATCAATGTCTCGCTCCTTATTCGGAAGGAACTGGTTGCTGTTCTTGTTGCATCCCTTGCACAGCGCCCCTTGCCGCACCAGTTCTCAAGTCATTCGCGGCATCTGCAACCCACTGGATTCCATACTTTCTGCCAACATCAATAGCGTCTTGTATTTTTTGTTGGTCAAACCCAGAAACCTTTGGCTGAACTGCTTGGAAAACCTTAACGGCATCAGAAGGGTTGAGCAACAATGCTTTCAGCTTTTCCTCTGTTGCGGCAGATGCTTTGTTTGCCCAAAACTTACTGAACAACGAAGTTATTGCATAAGTTGCGCCAGAGACAGGGTTGTAAATGCGAGAAATGATTTGCTCTGGGGGGATTCCTGTCAATTGTTCAATTGGTGTTTTAGGAACAGTCTCGCCTCTGAACGGGACATTTGTAATATCTTTAAGCATGCGCTCAGAAACAGTTGCAAAATCCTGCACCTTTTGAGCATAGGTTGGCCCAAACACACGATTAAACACAGCGGCCTTATTTCTGTCACTCAAAAGAGCCACAGGGTCTGCTGATTGAACAATGTCATCAAGCATGAACGAACGAACAGCATTCACAGCATCTTTGTTTTGCCCATAGCCAGAGTTAGACATAAATTTATTGGTGAAATTTATATCACCATACATTTTGCTGACCAACTCTTGCGGGTTTCTAAAGCCTTCTTTGCTGACAATCTGCTCACCAGCAACACGCTGAAAGTCTGCATTTAAACGATTGCGCTGATTGATTAAATTTTGCACATTGTCTACGGATGCCCGTAGTTCATCATCAAGACCAGGAATCAGTGAAACGCCGCCTTGATTTGCCTTCAACCATTTGTTTGCCGCTTTAGGGTCAATTACATCGTTTTTCAGCGCCGCCCTGGAGAAGCTATCAAGGAAAGCATCACGGGCAAGACGCTGGCCTTCTTGACCAGTTGCATCAATGAATTGACTGACATTTGATTTATTGCCAATCAAAGCAGGAGTGATTTGTTCAACAAACTTCTTTCTGTCAACAGACTTCAGTGTTTCAGCAGAAAAAGGTAGCCCAACTTTCTGAAGATATGCGTTATCAGCGTTTCGATAAGCAGTCACAAACTCTGGATCAAGGCTATCAATGTGACCAGCAACACGACCCTTCAACTCTGACAGCAAGCGAATATCAGCAGGATCATTGGCTTTACGCAATTGAGCATTGATTTCTCGTTTCAAAGAATCCAAGTCTTCAACAGTTGCGGAAGAGAATTTAATCCCGCCAGGAGTCATTGGCGCACCTTCAGCAGTCAGAATTGCGCTTGGCTCAGTCGTTGTTGGGCGAAACTTTGCGCGAACCCTGTTGTGAATTGAAGGAAATGTTTTGAATATATCTGATGCCTGTTCGCCAGCAACAAAGTTATAAATGTCATCAACAGAGCCAGATGGCAATTCGACATTGTTTTTCTTAGCCAAGTCAAATGCTTCGGTATACAAAGGCTGAACTTCTGCTCTTGCGGCTTTTTCTTTCTGCCCAACAAGATTAGAAACACGCTGTCCAAACACATTGGGGTCAATGGTTTGATCTTTTGACAAGTCGGCTATTTGCTCATCAATGGATCGAACACGCCTTGCCTGCACCTTTTCCAATGATGGGCCAGTAACATTAACTTGAACCTTACTGGGGTCACCAAACAATCTAATCTGATTTTGTGTCAAAGCCTGTTTTGCAGATTCATATTGATTGCCATACTGCGCTCTAAACACAGGGTCTTTTGCAGACAAACTTTGAATGAAGTTGTTGATAACAGGGTTATCAGCAAGCATTGCACTCAATGGCATCTGCACTTCAGCGCCACCTGGGGCTTTGAGTGACACGCCTTTTTGTGCTTTGGCGGCATCCTCAAGCGTCTTCATAAAAGCTGGATCAGCCGCGCCAGCAGCAATGAAGATGTTGCTTATGCGGTTATCAACATCTCGCAACAACTCATCTTCTGGGACAGTTCCTTTAATCTTGTTCCACTGATTTTGAGCCAACTCAAGTGCTTTGCCTGTTATTTGAGGCGTTTTTAACGCAGTTCCAAGACCATATCCTGCGCCCATACCACCAAACAAACTGCCAACAAATTGACCAATAGATGGTGCGCCCATTTTTTCGCCAACTGCTTGACCAGCTTGACCGCCAGTTTCTGCACCACCACCAATGACTGCTTGCTCAAAAGGACGCATCAATGCTTGTCCAGCAGCGCCCATTCGTCTTACGGCGGCTAATGGAGGGAATAGATATGACTCTGGCGAAGTCATGGCCTTAACAGCGCCTGCTGCAATTTTTTGCCCACCAGTTTGAGGTTGTGCGCCAGTAGAACCCATTGTCTCCATCAAACTTGTATACACAGGCTCACGACCAGCGCGATATGCCTCTAAAACAGCTTGATTTTGTACTTGCGCCCCAGGCGTAGCAACAAACGGAGTCAATGGATTCCTGCGAGTTAATTGACCGCCAGTTGGCCTTGTCAATTGCTCTCGCATGACATTGGCAGCACCAGTAAGCGCACCAACAGTGCCAGCAAATCCTTCTCTTGCGGCTTCCGCCAAATACCCTTCAGAAGTAGGCGATGGCGCTCCACCACCAGCCAATTCTTCCAGCTCATCAGCGGTCAATGCAACATCTGTTTTTACAGGTTTACCATCAATTATGTATGTTGGCATTTCATTCCTCCAAGACTGTTACAGTTTTGCCGCTTTTCAATGTTATTACACGAGAGCCTTTTGGTTTTGCTTTTAGTTGAGGGAAGTCTAATGCCTCTGCCACAGCTTCTGGATCATACTTTTGTCGTGCGGCAATTTTTATTTGAGAGTCAATTTCGTTATTTGCTTTTTTAGCATTTAAGTTGCGAACAACATTGAGAGTGCTTTGAATTTTCTTCTGCGTATCAATGCTAGGCGTTGATGTAAAAAACTCAGAGGTGGTATCAATGAGTTTTCCATAAATTGATGGATCGCCACCAGCAGATTCAATGTCTCTGCGGCTCAATTGACTATCTCCAAGAGATTTTGCCAACTGTACTTTTGCAGCATTAAAAGAAATTGGGTTGTTATTGGTAATTGAATCTTTGATAGCCGCTAAAGCATTATCAGTTGCATCAATTACATCAAGTTGAGGCTTAATTGTGTTTTGAACAGTTGATCTGAACTTTGGAATATCAACAAATTCCTTTTGTCCAGGCATGATGTTTTGAACAACTGTTCCTTTTCCTGTAGTCAATCCTTTGATGTAAGCATCAACTTCTGCTATTTGAGATGCAGGGGCTTTTTGGTCAACCAATTGTTGGCGATACAACTGTGCTTTTTGAATATCTAAAGGCGCAGGCTCTTTTCCTGGCTTTTCAATAGATTCCAAATCTGCAACATTCCCACTCTTTGCATAAGTAGCAATACTTGCTGGCGTATATTTCCCAGAACGAATAATTTGTTGCAGTGGGTCTGCGGCTTGTCGTTCACGAGTGCGCTGTTGAATCAATGCCAACTCACTAGCCGCTTTACGAGCATAATCAGCCAAAGCAGTAGCTACCACTGTGTCTCCCATTTGCACGGCAGTCTGTGCGCCACGCATGATGGACTCAGGATCATTCATGTCAATCTGTTTTGCCAAAGCATTGCGTTGACTCATTAGGCGCATTGCAGGGTCTTCAACACCCATTAGTCCAGCAATACCACCAGCGGCGCGATTAGCACCAGCCATGATGTTTGCCCTAGCCAATTGCATAGGGTCAAGTTGTGCCATAGCAAAAGCATCTTGCATAGTCTGACGCTGTTGCTGCTGTTGATAGGCTTCAGGAGTTGTCCCGAACAGTCCTTGAACGATACTTGGTTCTGCCATGATTACTCCCAACCTAAAAGTGATGCAATGTTATATCCACTTGAAACATCTGCCGCAGAGGGTGATCCACCGCTAAACAGGCCCAACAATCCTGGCAAAGCGTTCCCAACAGCAGTGCCCAAAACATTGCCAAACTGAGTGTTCCCACCAGCGCCTGACAACACATTTGCCAAAGGACTGTATTGCAAAGATGGCATTCTTGCCGCAGCAGATGCAGAAGTTCCATAAATACCCAATTGACCAGCTTTTCCACCAGCGGCAGAACTCAATGCCGACAACTGTTGACTCAAAGACAATGGTTGCTGACCAAGTTGCTCAAGTTGAGTGCCAACACCAATGCCAGTTGTAAATGGAGCATAAGCGCCCGTCAATCCTTGTCCATAAGCACCAAGCAAATTAGCGCCAGAGCCTAACAAGCCAGTGCCAAATTGGACTTGTTTCTGTCCTTCAGTCTGTGCCTGTGCCGCCAGTGCCGCATCCTGTTGAGCAATGGCGTTGTAGTAGGCTTCCATTTCAGGAGATGCCGCCCGTAGACCTTCACCACCACCTGGACGCATACCAGTAGCGCCAACAGATAGCCCACCACGACCAGTTTGGAACAATTGGTTTTGCAACTGAGCCAATTGGCGTTCACGACTAGGCGCAAGCAAACTTTGCTGTCTTGCCATGTAGTCGGCAGCAACTTGTTCAGGTGTCTGAGCCAAATACTGTTGGCCCAGGCCAAACAATCCTTGTGCGCCAGCAGTCAAAGGTGCATAACGACCAGCGGCTTGCTCTGCCTCAGTCAAACCTTGACTAGACAAGGCCATGATGCGATCTTGCATTGCTTTGAGTTCTGGACTTACTGTATATCCAGCACTTGTCAGTTGGCCTGTCGTTGGATCAACTTGGAATTGGCTTGTGCCAAACCTTGTGGTTGTGCCAATAGGTCTAAATTGAGAGCCACTGACTGCCCGTTGAGTGGCCTCATTAATCAATCGAGCCTGTTCTTCAGCCGCCGCAGCACTTGTGCTACCTTGAACTGCCCCACCAGCTTGTTGTAAAAGACCGCCTAAAAGCGATCCAAGTCCTTGTTGTTGAGCAGTTGTAGCCATACCCGTTCCCCCAAAAAGATTCTTTACTAAATTAGCGCCGCGTAGTATTTGTGATGTAGTTAACCCGCCAGTGGTAGAAGCAGTGCCAGCACCTCCAATGGTTGATCCGTTTCCATAAACACCCATACCAGCATCAAGTGCGCTAAGACCAGCAGCGCCACCGCCAAGTGCGGCAGGCATTGCAGATGCGGCTCCATAGGTTCCCATGCCAGCATCAAGCGCACTAAGTCCAGCACCAGCACTACTTAAACCTTCAGCACCTGCAAGTGTTTCCCCGCCAACAGTTCCACCAGAAAGATAAGCGGCAGTTAATGCCGCAATCAATGGTGCATTCTGAGACAGGCTTAAATCTTTATCTAGTTGAGCAGTCGCTTGATTGACTGTCTGTTCAACAGGCTGAAACACTTGTGTGAAAGCATCGCTAATGCCACCAAATACACCTCCACCACCACTTTGTACTGTTGGCGCATTAAAACCATAACCACCTAAATATGGCTGTGTTACACCATCTTTAGTTACAGTGTTATCTGATGGGTTATAAATGTATAGAGTTTTAGCCATATCAATCTACCAATGCAAAAACAACCCGCAATAAGTTACGAGTTACATTGAGATTACTATTTGATGCTTTCATCAAACAGTACCATTAGCCACAATGTTTCCCAACACAGTCAGATTCCCAGATGTATCAATCTTCATCACATCTGTACCAGATGCCCTGATGTACAAGTACGAACCACTCTCAACAAAACTGAAGTTTGTGAAAGTTCCATCTGCTTTCGAGGCAATGGCAGTCTGAATGTTAGTGAACTCAGTATCAATCTCAGTTCCCTTGACAACCTTGTTGGCATTCCCAGGCGACAAAGCATCTTTAGCCGCAAAGTTGGTGGTTTTAGTGTAATTTGCCATGTTTCTTCCTTAAACCAGTTTGCCATTCTTGGCTTGAATCTCAATCTTTTGAATGCTCACAGGGTAACCATTGATCTCAGTCTCATAGCCCGTCTGCACAGTCTTGCCAGAACCACTTGTTTGACCAACCAATGTCTGCAAAGCAATGCCCTGTGAGTAATAAGCCACTGGAGAACCATTTGCACCATACTCAGCAGTCCCATACTCAGCAACAGTAGACACAGGAATTGTCAATGTCGTTGAATAGTACTGACCAGAGAAGTCATATCCCCACTTGATGATGAAGCCTTGATTCGATCCACCGATCACCACCACAGCAATGCGTTTCAGAATGGATGTGACATTGGGATTCCCCAGGTCAGCATATGTGGTGAAGTACTGCAATCGATATGTGCTTGTATGGTCAAGATATGTCCCATACTTACCCACATAACCATTCTTGCCAATCAACAAGTCTCCATTGCGTCTAGCAAGGAAAGCAGTTGGCGTAATGGAATCCCACACAGTCACCCGTGAAGAACCATCTTGCAAAGCCGCCTTGGTGTCAAAGCAATAGACTTGGGCAGCAGTCGGGAAGTTAATCAGGTAAAACGCATTTGACTCTGAGTAGACTGCCTTGATGTTTGCCAATGTCTCAGCGGCAACAATCGTCATCAAGTCATTGCGGACATTCTTAGACAAGTCACGCAAAGGTGCAGATTTCTCTTGAATAGTTCTCAAGAACGAACGAATGCCACTGTTTGACAGGAATATCACATCAGTGCCAGTGTTGGCAATCGAATCCCTTGCAATGCAACCAATGTTGCTCACAGCATCAGTCAAGGTCATCGTTGATGGCGTAGTCGCGCCAGAGTAAATCAGGATTTGACGCTTGCCAAAGATCAACAAGAACCCATTGTGTGCCGCCAAACCAGTGATTTCATCTGAACCATTGGGCCACACCTGGGAGATATTCAAAGAACCAGATGTTCCTGTTGACCACACATGGCCTGCCAACAAGTCAGAGAAATAGACAGTCACATTGTCAGAAGTGGTGTTAGCCGCCCACAAGCGTCCATAAGCAGAGATAACAATATTGGCCTGCGGAACAGTAGCGGCATAACCTGTTTTCTCAGTCACACGCTTATATGTGGTGGTGCTGACAGCAGGGTCATACACCAATGGGTCATGGCCTGTCTGAAAGAAATATGTGATTCCATTCAAAGAGGCACACTGCCAATTACTTGCGGTGATGGTTGGGGTAGTACCTCCCCCCCCATAGGTCAACTCAACAACACTTGTGCCACTGAGTTTGAATAGCTTATTGTTTCCAGCAAACAAAACAGTCAAAGTGCCATCGGTCTGAACCAACTCATGGATGACACCAACATTGTTTGCGCCAAGATTGCCAGATGTTGTGTTAACCCTTGACCAACCTTTGCGAGAGCCAATGCGCCCATACTGGTCAATCACGCAGTTTGTGGCAATCGCAGCATATCCAGCCGCTAAATCAAGCGGAGAGTCCTGTGTGTTGACTCCATAGAAGCCTGGAGCCGATACAGAGAAGGTCTGGATTTGCTGTGTCATTGCGGAACAAACTCTTGGTTCTCAGGATAACGACTGCCCTCCAAAGCAATGTAATCCGACAACATGGATCGAAATAGCGAATAAGCCTCAGATGAAGACAGGCCACCATCTTCACCACGCTCAACCAATGCCCTGGCGTATGCGCCCTGGGCAACCACCACATCAGGCACAAGAATCACAGTACTGTCAGCCGCCAGTGGAGCCTGTGGCACTGCCAAAGCAAACATGATGCTGTAAACACCATCTGGCCTTGGATATAGGCTTATCTTGGTGTCATAACTACCATTTACACCATCAAAGGTGTATTCGCTTGGGATGCCCGTCATGATCGTAGAGAAGTTCTGCTTACGATTCATGTCCACAAAAGTGATGTTTGTCAGGCCAATATTGCTTGTTGCGTTAATTGCATCAAGAACCTGGAACTTCTGACCAGCACCAGTTAATGCGTATTGGTATGTGCCAGCAACAGTGCTAATAGTGACTGTTTGACCAAGTGCATTCCAACCAAAAGCATCTTCAACCTGACGCTTGGTGTCATTGACGAACTTGGCAATTAGGGTGGAATAGGCGGTTTCGTTGTAAGTTGTTACAACAGGCTCACGCAAACGAATCAATACATCGTTGACCAGTTCAAGAAATGTCATTGTGCTGCCTCATTTCGCTTTTGCCTTGTTCCTTGCGGATATAGCTTTAGCTTTTGCCTTTGCGTCAGCCTTGGAGTTAGCACCCCAGGCTTTTAGCGAAAGAAGCAGTCTCGTTGGTTCACCATTCTTGTACTCAGGGCCATCCATGTTGCCCATACGAGCCAAGAAACTCGCTCTACGGGGATTATCCCCTGATTTAACTGGTGCTTTCAGGTTGCCACCAGTTGCCGCATTATAAGATGCTCTCCCCTTGGCATTCAAGCCGCCTTTTGGGTTTTGACCAGCTTTTGTTTGCCAAACAGGAGATTTCATTTTTTCCTCGCGGCTCTCATATTGTCAATTAGGTTGGGATATGGCCTGCCAGCGGCTTTAGCCATCTTCTTAGCCGCCGCTTTCTTGGCGGGTGTCAGAGGTTTAGGCGCTCCCAGTGACTTGGGGCGCTTTTTGTCCCAGACTTCTTTCATTTCATCTTCTTCTTTTTGGGCTTTGCCATGCCAGCTTCAGACAGGGCAATGGCAATTGCTTGCTTGCGAGAAGTCACTTCTGGGCCTTTTTTGGAACCAGAGTGCAGAGTTCCCTCTTTGTACTCGCGCATGACTTTTCCAACCTTTTTAGCCGCTTTTGTCATTTTCATAATGTTTCCTCATTAGAGAATCTTGGCAGTAATGGTTCCAGAGACATAAACAGTGCAATTGGCTCTCAAATACTTGGGAGCATTGGCAACAGTTATCATCCCATCGGCAGTCAAAGCTGTTCCAATGGTTGACCAGTTTGTGCCATCCAAACTACCTTGCATAGCTACAGTTGCACTGGTGATACCAGAAACTTGTAGGAATGCAGGCAAGCCAGCATCAGCTTGAACAGCTTTTGATGCGCCAGTTGCGCCAACGGCGCTTAAAAGAGTGATAGGAGCGGTTAAGGATGACATTATTTACCTCTTGAAGATTTCTTCATCATGTTTGTTGCGGTTCGCTGACCCTTTTTGGGGAGCATCTTAGGTTTCCCAATTGCCACCATGATGGTGACAGGAACACCTTTCTTCTTTGCGGGAGACTTTGCGTCTTTCATTGGCTTGCCATACATCATGGTTTTTCCTTGGTTATTGGCCCACCAGACTTCCAAGCATCACAAGTACGGGCCGCAGCACAGGTGAATTGAAACAGATCACAGTATCCCAAGTTAGCCGCCTTGACGAAGTTCTCGTCATAGGACAGTTCACCCTCGTTCTCATCTTTTTCCAGGCCAGAAATGATGCACTCCATCATGCTGGGAGTCTGGATAAAAGCGGCACAGTTGCCACATCTCATGTTCTTGATGCTAGATGTAGGTGCGTTGTACATCTTGGCCTTCTTCAGCCAAAAAGCATCGTTTGCCTCATTGGGATTTGGTGGGCCATAACCAAACTTTTTGAATGCGTTATTCCTGTTTTTCAGGTTAACAGACACATCCTGGGTGGCAATGGGGCACGACTTCCCTGAGAGCAAGCCTTTCATTTAATAAGCCTTTCAGCGACATAAGTGAATATGCCGCCAACAGTGGATGCAATGGTCATTCCCATCCAGAATCCACCCTTAGACTTGTTTGCCAACTCAAGCAAAGCCTTTACATCTTTGCTCAAAGTATGCACTTCATTCTGGAGAGCCTCAACTTGGGCCTCCAGTTTTCCAAAATCTCTTGCGTCTATGTCAGACATTTGCAACTTTCCTTTGGCGACCCATGCGGCGAACAACTGGCGGTGTGAAAGCAGTGTCTTTTCTTACGGCTTCAGGATCGTAAGCAATAGGCGCTTCCTCTTGTTCATCAACACGAACATATCCTTGGTGACCCTTCATAGAGTCAATGTCATGTTGCAAGGTGAAACTGACTGTATTACCAGACTGAAGACAGCGAAAAGTTGCCATTTATTTCTCCAAAACAAAGAAAGGGGGGACGAACCCCCCAATCTTTAGACCATACGAGCAATTACCAACTTGACAGTGCTTGACGCTAGGTCAACAGCACCACCAGTTGTGTTGGTAGTGGCAATGGTCACAGTGTCAGTAGCAGAGACATAAGCGCGGCGAACCAAACCAGCCTCACTTACACCAGCAGACATACCAATCACCATGTCGCCCAGGACAACGCCAGGGACAGTCACAGTATCAGTTGCAGCAGCTTGATCTGAAACAGATGCAGAGTTCAAGGTGCAAGTAACTGTCCATGTGTCACTGAACAATCCACGAAAAGAATCGTTGTCTCGACTAGAAACAACAGCGGTAGCAGCAGCCATTTTGTTCTCCTAAATTACAGGTTAAAAAAAGACCCCCCACTAGGGAGGGGGCAACTGCAATCAGAGAGGCACAACCAAGGCGAACATGGATGCGGCATTCGGATCGGTTGAAGTGGTGGAAGTGCGGAGAGCCTTCACGCCATACAAGGTGTCCGAAGTGAACAGCGTACCCAAGTACTCTTGTTTGTACTGAGTTTGTGAGCGAATACCCACTTGCTCAACCAAAACCATAGAGTCACGATGGCCCATCAAGCAAACACGGGCAATGGCAGTACCAGATGCGGGGTAAGTCGCAGTGGCAGAGGCAGAGTCAGCGTTGCTGGTGGTGAACACGGGGATGCCGTACAGGTTACCGATCTCACCATTGCGGATGGTGTTGCCATCACCCACAAAGGCTTGCTCAGTGTAACGAGCCAAACCCATCAGCGTGTTACGGCTGGACGGGGGGATGATGAAGAAACGACCATCCATAGGAGTGTCGTTGTCATCCAAACGCTGAATGGTGCGGCGAATAGCGGCATCAGTCAGAGCAGTGGCGTTACCAGTGTTGGTGTTGGCAGAGTAGTCGAAGGCAGTCGTGCCATCGCCACCGATGTAGCCACCAGCATAACGAGCATTGTCAGCAGTACCGCCGTTGGCAGAACGACCCAACTGGATCAAGTCGGTATCGACTTGTTTAGCCAGGGCGTAACCAGCATCATTGGTATAGAACTGACGCAAGCTGTTCAGGGCTTGGGCTTCAACGATGTCCTCAATCAAACGACTATATTCATAGTGCTTGTTGATCGACACTTGCACTTCAGTCTCAGTGGCGGCAATCAGCGTCACTGCGGTAGAAGCGGCTTTGGCAGAAGCAGAACCACGATAAGGAGCGGGAATGTGAACAGTGTCACCTTTCTTGCCCTTAAAGTTCATCTTCATCACGAGGTTCGCCAGCACCAAGTTTTTCTTGTATGCGGCGACAATTTCATCACTCCAAATCTCAGGAATGAAGGTTGCGGCGGTAGTCGTAGTTACCGCAGGGGTAGGAAATGCCATGATGTTTCTCCTTAGAAACGAAGGTTAGTTACTTGACCCGCCCCTCTGCGTACGCTGTAAGAATTTCATCATGCAACGCATCGTAGCGGTTTGGATCGGTCATTTTCAGCCGAATAAGGTCAGCCCGTCTGTAAATCCGCTTTGAACTCTCTCCAGTTCCACCAACATCAACTTGTGCGGCCTTCATGTTCTGCTTCCTGGCGGTTTCACCCGCTTGCTCAGTCTGCTTTGACTTGACACCACGCAACTCTTTGTAAGTAGAGAGCAATTCATTGGCACTATCGTAATCGAACTCACCATCAGCTTTTGCATACAGACCCATGCGAATAGGAGAAGATTTCACCCAATTCACAAAGTCTGCATCTTGAGCAATCTGAGTGTAGTCAGGATGCTCTTGCGCCAACTTCTGTTGAATCTGCATCTTTTTGAACTCTAAGCCTGCTTGACGGGCCGCGAGAACATCAGGATGATTATCAATAGTCTTTTGAACTGCCTTCTGTGGATTTTCAAAGAAATCTACTTCAGGTTCTTCCTCTTTAATAGGTTGCTGTTTTGAACTGAGGTTCTGCTTTATGAGTTCATCAGCAAGTTTCCTCACCTCTCCCACTTCTTGCGCTTGCTTGCCAATCAACTTTTCAGCTTCTTGGTGCATCCGAACAATGTCCTCAAGACTTTTGTCCCTGTACTTGTCAGGGAGTCCTTGAGTTGGAGGCGCAATGGTGTTAGATAGCTTGGATTCCTCTGCTTCTAACTCACTTTTCATCTCAGGTTCGTTGTCAATCAACATATTTTTACCTTTTCCTGCCGTTTCGGTTGTAGGAGAATCAACTCGACATTTCTGTTTAAGAGTTGGCTTTACGCTCAGATTTCAGCTTGTCTAGGTGGCTTTTCTCGAATTTCCCATGTGCTGTTGGGAAAGAACCAGACCACCCTTCCAACCTAAAAGCTGGCGCACTAAGAATGCGATTGGCTGTTTCACCGCATTCACACCTGAAACTGACCGCCTCATAATCAGTCAGTCTCTCGGTTTTATGCCCGTTTGCACAGGCAAATTCAAACATTCTTTTCATTCAGTTCCTCGTATGCTCTCTCGCTGACCTGTTTTAAGGTTTTCAGCCAAGTAAGTATAGAAAGTTCGCCTTTTTTGAATTGTAGGCTTTGTTCATCAGGAATCACAGATATATTATTCAAGGATGAAATCATGGTGTCAATATCTTCCATGAGGTCTTTCCATCCATCACTTCCCATCATCGAGAAGCGATCCGAATAGTATTTGTCAAGTTCTGGGGTCATTCATTCCCCCAGGGCAAGCCTTTTGCAATCTTAGGAGCCTTTTGTTCAGCAATCTGAGCCTCCAAAGCGGCCTCTACAGCCTCTTTATCCACAGACTGCCAAACCCAAGCCAACACATCAGCTTGAGTCAAAGAATCATAGGCAACAGTGGGTTCGCCTGTCCATGAGCAATTATTGATGATGGATGCAGAGTAGTCTCCATCTGTTGCAACCGCTTGCCAGTGGGCCGTAGTGACAAAACCATCAGATGTTTGTCGGTCGAGTTGGGAGATAGTCCAAGTGATTGCCATGTTTATGCTCCTTTAAGCGCCGCTACATCGGCTTGCAGTTGGGTGATGAGTGCTTGTTGATCTTGGATGGCTTTGACCAGCGTAGGAATCAAGTTAGCGTTAATTGCTTTGTAAGGCTCTTCACCTTCTGGAGCATTGTCAAGCCACTCGTGAATCATGTCGGGCAATACTGGTTCAAACTCTTGAGCAATAAAGCCACGGTCATTTTTAATGTCCTTACCCTTACCAGTTTTCCAATCAAACTTGCGTGGTTTAAGACCCATCACAACATTAAGGCCGTCATCCAAATCGCGGATGTTTTCTTTTAATCGAACATCCGAAAGACTTGTTATGGTTGTGTTTGTGGCACTTATTGTTCCTGCCGCAGACACATAAAATCTATATGCGGAATTTGTCCCATCCCATACATGATAAGTATTATTCCCGCTTGGTATGCTTGCAAATACCAACCCACCGCCAACAGAAAAACCACTGCTTGCAGTTCCAGCACTTGTCTGACCCACCAACAAATTCCCACTGGCATCAAGCGTCATGTTGGTGGTGAAAGTACAAGCATTTCCACCAGTACCCGCCGCCGTAGATGTTTGCCAAAGATGTGAGCCGTTATTTTGGTTGTATTGGCTTGCGTAATTGCTTCCACCTGTGTACTTGAATTTTGTAGCACCAGAAGAATCAACATAAGAGTTGTGCTGCAAGTAGGTCAACAAACTGGTACTGCTTACCAAAATAGATGAAAGAGATGCAGTTGGCCCGACTTCCACATTTTTAAAACGACTATCTAAACCAACAGGCGTAACACCCACCCCCAAATTCGTACCATCAAACACCAACGCACTACCCGATGTAACTGCTTTGCTTCCATTGAGGTAAGCAACGCCGTTGGCAGTTCCGCTGGTCAGAATAGGATTCTGGGCAAGAGTTGCAACTTGACCAGTGCTAATGCTGACTGCTTGAGTCGTTCCATTGGTTTGAATAGCCAATGCTCCTGCACTTGCTACTGCGCCATCAGTTAAAGAAACTTGAGTTGCCATGATTTACTTTCCTTTAAGGTGTTCCATTTGCAACAATGTTGGTTGCAGATGTAATGACTCCAGTTGAAGACATTGATGCAATAGTCGTTGCCCCATACTTGAACAACAACTTTCCACCACTTTCTTCAATTGAGAAGTTGGTTGTTGCCACTGAGCCAGCAGAACCAGTGGTGTTTTGATTGAGTGTAGGCACATCACTGGCAACCATCGCCCTGAATGTTGGCACTCCAGAAGCCCCATTAGGAGCCGCCAGGAAAAACTTGGCAGTCTTGGAGGCATAAGGATTTAGAGTGTCTCCATATGCAGATTCAAGGTCAATAGTGATAGAGCCAGCACCATTGGTAACATCAATTCCAGTACCAGCAGTCAATGTGTGCTTTTCCCACAATGAGGTTGACTCGTTGTAAATCAGAGTCTGTCCATTCGTAGGATTCTGAGCCGAAACATTGTGTAACTCATCTAGTTCATAGCCATTTTGGACTCGGACATACAAACGACCATTGCCGCTATTGGCTCTTTCAACAACGCCAACATAAACAAGGTGGTTAGGCGCATACGGCTTTGTGCTTGTCAGCGTTCCTGCTGTTGCACCAAGATACAAAGTGTCTCCAGGCGAATATGCACCTAGATTCAAACCATCTTGAACACCCTGGCATAAAACCATGCCAGTTTGGTTTGCACCAATGTCTTCAGCACAAAGTCCAAGGGTTTTGGCAGATGTGGCATCACCAGAATTTGAGGCCAACTTGACCGACACGCGATCACCTTGAGCCGCATACATGTAGACAGGCTGACCCTTTGTGATGGTCACAGACTCTGCATTGGTCACATAGGCATACAAGGTCTGCCCAATGTCGGCAGCAACATCAGCAGTCAATCCAACAGTCAGGGTTGTCTGAGTGTTATCCCAATACAGTTTGCCAATTGCATTGGTGACGGTTGCGACAGTATCAAACTGGATGAAATCAGGTGACGAAATTCCACCAGTGATTCCTGTCATTGAGGTGATGTTGTCGTTGGCTCCAGCAATAGCCCAACTTTGGTCAATCTTTTGCCAAACAGTGCCATTGAAAATCAACCAATCGCCAGCTTTCCAATCAGTGATTCCATCAAGATTGGTAGAGCCTGGAGTGCTGACAACATAGTACCAATTGGTAGTACCAGTGCCAGAGGCAAGAGTGGGAGAGTTTGTAGATGCGTTCCAAGTGCCTTTGTAGACCAAGCCACCACTGATGGCATCGATCTGATCTTGAAGGCTTACGAGAGTATCAAGTACATACTGAGAAGTGCCGCCACCATTAGTAATGACTTTGATGCGTTCAGCAATATCAAAAGGAACAACCTCACCAGCATTAACTTCACGACCATCATCAAAAACGATAATGAGGCTACCATCAAAATCAATGCGAGCAGAGGCAACACCAGTGCCGTTAGCACCATCGACTCCATCACGCCCAGGAACACCATCTCGACCTCTTGGCCCTGTTGCTCCTGCTGGCCCTTGTTTGCCATCTCGTCCGTCTTTGCCATCTTTGCCATCCCGTCCATCTTGAATAGCAGAAACTTTGCTTTGAATATCAGTGTTCAACAGAGCAAACTTTTGCTCCATGTCAGACCTGATCTTCTTCAAGCCCTGGATAACAAGTTCAGCACCTTTACCAATAGACTCACTCTTGGCCTTGGCAATCTTTTCAGCCGCAGATTGTTGCAAAGCAGTAATGATTTCCATCTGCTGTTCAGCAGAGATTCCATCAATTCCTAGCTTACGCTCAAGATCAGAAATGTCCATTTAGGTCAATTCCCTGGAAAGACGATTGAGAAACTCATCTTCAACGCTCGACATTTTGCCCTTCTTGTCAGCCATTTGCAACTCGACAATCTTGGACTTGTTCTTAATGTCAGCTTCTTTGAGCATCAGTTCAGCAATCTTAACCCGCTTATCAAACTCTTTTGAGCCAGCATCGTCTTGGTTGGGCAGATTCTTAGTCATTGCCGCCATGTTCTTTGCTTGAACTTCTTGCGGCATCAACTGAGCCTCAACTTGCAACTTCTGAGCCTCGGCACGATTTTGCTCTGCCTGCGTGGTTTGAACAGCAATCTGAGCCTGGGCCGCTTGCAACGCCAGTTGTTGCTGGAGTTGGGCAATTTGCTGTGCCTGCGGATCAGGTTGGCTCATCTTGTCCAACATCTCTATCAATTGATAGCGGTTTGTCAGAGAAGAATTAGCCAAAATTCCCTTGAGAATCACTGGCAACACAGGTGTATTGGGGCCAAGGGTCTGGAGCAACCCAATAAACTGCTGTTGTTCGTACTCACGGGCAATGATGCCCAGGGTGGCAGTCGGAATGAAGGTCATGTCCACAGAGGGATAACGCTCTGGGTCAAACTGCATATACCTGAAAGCCGCCTTTTGGATGAAGGGGATCAGGAAATCTTCTTGGAAGTTCACCAAAGTGCGCTTGTACTTCTTGATGATGGATGCCACTGCCATCGACATGCCACCTTGAGAACCATCACGCGAGACTTGAGAAACCATGCCCTGAGAATCCAAAGTGCCAGTGGATTGCAGGAGCATTCGCTCAAAATCTTTGGCTGTGGCTAGGTTGTTGCCATCAGTCTGCCCAAACTTGAAGGGATACAAAATCTCTGAAGGTGCGCCATTGGTGAGAATCGCCTTCCCAGGCTTGACTTCAAACTTAGCACCACGGGGCAGACGGGTTGCATCCATCGCAATCATGGGGCTAGTGGTCAGCGCCAATGAATCCAAGTGCGAACGAATCTGAGCATCAATAGCCTTTTGCATATTGAAGGCTTTTTCCACTGTGCCACGGCCCAAAAGACGATTAGGAACAGTATCATCTTGATAAGCCAAGACAGGGCGATCCTTCATCATGTAAGGATTTGCCTCTGCTTTGAGCAATTGACCATCATTGGCAATTACCACAATGGCCTCAACCATGTCTGTGTAGTCTTCAGCGGCTGAATTCTCAGGAAACAACTCGACAACTTCTTTGTTTTCCTTGAGGTTTTCCAGGTATTCACGGGGAACCAAGCCGTAGTAGGTCAGCAATAGCACCTTTTCATCTTGGTACTGACTAACCTCTTGGGTTGGTTCCAAGTCGGTATCTTCGTAGGTGGGCGTAATGTCTACTTTGCGGTAGATACCACGCTCAATGCCTTCAACAATCTTGTGGATAGAGATGTATTTCTCGATTGCCACGCCCATGCAGTCATCAATGGATGTACCGTTGGGGTCAAACAGGAAGTTTTTTGGGTTTACAGGTGAAATCTTGACCGCAATTCGGTCTTTTTCCACAACTCCAATGGCAGCTTGACCAATTTGGCCTGGAATAGGCTGTGTGGAGGGAACATACTGCTTTTCAGTCTTGACGATGATCTCGCCAATGCCTGTGCCATAGATTTCTGCCATCAACTCAATCTGGTCAATGGACTTTCTGATCTTGTCCCGCTTGAAATCCTCCATCAACTGGGCTTTGATGATGCCCACATCAATGGGATTGTTGTTCACATCCCGAATATCGTCTTGAATGTCAAAGAACTCGCCTTGACCAAAGATTGCCTCCATGATTTCGGCATGGCGAGTCTCTACAGCTTGTTGGGTGGCAGGGGTTACGATGCGTGAACGCTCAGACTCACGGGTTTTGTCTTCAGAAGCCCACTGACCACGAAAGATTCGCTCGTATTCAAGCCAATCAGGGAGGAAGTTGGTGTCTCGGTAGTCGCGCCAGCGGTTGCAATGGTCAACAACAAAATCAGTCAGTTCTTTATCAGCCTTGGTAGGCTCATAAAACTCATTTTGTTCCAGCTTTTCTTGCTTATCTGTTGCCATTAAACCCCCGATATGATGTCTACAGGCTCCCACTCATCATCTTCTTCACCCTCAAAGTAAGATGTGACCGCCAGTTGGTCAATATAACTCAAAGCATCGGGTAGGTCATCATGTACGCCATTGGCAGGAAACATCAAGAGTTGATCGGTAAATGCGTCCCAATCTTCTTCAGAGTTCAGCACAATTCGCCCATGCTCAAACCGCCCTTGGAGACTCCAGATAATCCTGTCAGCCTTTTTCCTGTTGCCATGCGTTAGGTCAACTATGTGCGAATATACATTATTTTTCCGCATCAAGTCACTGAGATACGGCAAAACAGCGTTTTTCAGTGCCCCACGCTCGATTCCCACCGAAATTGGCCTGTAATCGCGCATTTTCATCAAGATTTTGGCAGCAGTCTCCCTAATGTCCCACCGCCCGTGGTCAATCTCTTTGACAAACCACTTGCCATCATCAGTGACTTTGACCACCGCAATGGCGCTCTCATCTAGCCTTTTCTTGGCATTCGCAGCTTGTTTAGCCACTTCTTCAAATCCTGCCAAGTCGATTGCAATGAAGTAACTACCATAGTCAGGTTCCACACCATATTTGATCCATTCTTCCCTGAAAACATCGCTTCCAGCATTGTCAAAGGAGGCCAAGTATTCCTGTTTGAAGGCAAAGGAACTTAGCGTTTTCTTGGCAGACTCAATCTCATCTGGGTCTATCAGTGGATTGTCTTTAGTTGTGAAGTGCCAGGACTTCCAATCAGCATCAGACCCATCTTGGCCCTTCTTGAACAAGTCGTAGAACCAGTTGCGCCCCTTTGGAGTGCCGATGAATATGGCTCTGCCCTTTTTGTCTGCCAGTGATGCCCTGATAACTTGTTCCCAAGTCTCTGGCTTAATGTCCGCAACCTCGTCTAGCACCGCATAGGTAAGAGAGACACCCCGCAAGGTGTCAGGTCTATCAGCGCCACGAACATAAATCTTTGCACCATTTATCATGGTTATGTCCATGTTGTTGATGTGACTAGACTGAATCACATCACGCCCAATCTTTATCAGCACATCCCACACAATTTGTCTTGCCTGTCCATTAGTGGGAGCCACATATAAAACGGCAGAACCAGCGGGGCATCTTAGTGCTTCAATAATTAAAATTGTTGCAGCAAGCCTAGATTTCCCACAGCGCCGCCCTGCCGCAATAACTTTAAATCGCGCTTGATCTTTAAAAACAACTTCTTGCCAGGGCAACAATGAAAAATTTAAATCAGCCATGAAACCTATTCCCCTTTTGTAAGTTTTTTTGTTTTTCAAGGATTTGAAGATTCCACGGTACATTCAATCCACTAACCATCTTTCCTCTTAAAGGAACTATGTGGTCAACATGATAATGTTCTCCAGTGTGCATCCCAAGCATATGGGCAGTGTAATAGTACTCCTCCATTTTTTGTCTATCTTCATTTGATAGCCATTTTGGAGTTCTACATAACAATGCTGATCTTTTTTGGGATGAGTATGTTGCCTGCTTATGTTTATTTTTACTTCTCCAGTCTGTCATCCTGGCAGAGTACTCTGATTTTTTAGACAAATAATTGGAGCGCATTTCTTGCAATTTTTCTTCTTTTTTTAAATCAAAAGACAGTTTCATGCATTCAGTACAAGTTCCTTTGCCAGTGTATCTTGGTGCAACATGACCATGTTTACATGGTAAGCCAGTAAAGTAAAACTTCTCCCCTTTGACAAGGGCTTCATGTCTTTTATTTTTACTTGACATTTTTTGGTTCTATGTCGGTTACATCTTCAACTGGTTCAATCTCTA